GTTGGGGCATGGACGATCTGTACGTCTATGTTCTCCAGTTGGTTGACAAATTCGATAGGCTTTACAGCTTGACCGAATTTAAGCTTTGTGTGCATCTGTTGAAGATGCGGCATTTGTTCTTTTCTGACTTTTGGCATTTTTCATTTCCTTTGTGAGTTGAATTTCTACTAACCGAGCATAACCTGCAATGTCTGTCCAGCTATCCATATGCCTAGGCGATACGGCCAACCGAGAAAGTTTCATAGCAATCTTAGAGAGATAAATAACATAGACAGGATCCATTTCTTGCTTATGTTGCTTGCGATACCTGTCCTTTATATTTTCAAGGATAACAGCTTCTAATGACACACCCTCAAAAAAATCACCGTAAACTTCGCCTCTCTGTTCTAAAACTTGATCTGTCGTTTTCATGGCAGCACCTTGTAAGGTTCAAGTTTCTTCTCAAGTTCGTCTAGTCGTTTATTACTGTTTTCAAATACATCAACCATATAGCCGCTATTGCCTAGTTCTATTTCATTGGTTGAGTATTGAAGGCATTGCAATGCATCGGCATAATGCACCACTAATGCTTCTGGTGATTCATGATGATACATAGAGCAATAGTCTTTAACCTGATCAGGAAAGCCATTCACAATTTCTATTTCGGCTAACTTAAGTGCTTTGGCCACCATTGGAAAGTTCTTTTTAACCATGTGGTTTACATCAGAGATTTCCATTTCAGCCAAGTCATGGCATATGGCAATTTTGATTGCTGTATTCACATCAAACTTGTATTCACTGGATAGCATAAGAACACCAAGTGCCACAAAAAAGCTATGTGTTGCCACACTTTCTTGGTGGATCACCGGTTTCATGCTATACCGTTTTGTATGCTCAAGCGTATAGCTTTGCATAAAAAAGGCAAAGTCACTTTTATTCATAGTCCATCTTCTCCTCGGACCAGTTTTTACGAATGAATACGCCTACATCTTTAATTTCTTTAATTGCACGATCTAGTTGTTCATAGCTACGAACTACAGAACCTGATGCAGCCAATACAAGATTAAATTTCTGACCAGGTAAGCCACCAAGCCAAACGTAAATGATTGGGATTGCCATAGCATGACACCAGCCGGCTTCGAACATTGTGCCAGGGTCTTTGCCATCGGTCACACATACACATATGTCGGTTTTAGCTAACCCAGCCAAATTCATATCAAGGATTTCCTCAGGCGTGGTTTCACCTTCCTTGTACATGCATTCATCTTTAGGGCTAAAGTATGGAAGCTTGTTGTTGTCCAAAATGCTTTTAATGGTTTCAACTATTTCAAGTTGTTCCGCATTAAAGAACGGTGATGCGATATAAAAATACGGATTGTCCATGATTTCCTTTCAGTTGTTAAGTAAGAGGCCGAAGCCTCTGTTGATTAGCACCAGCCAAGACCTAAACTAACAGGTGTGCATTCTTCGACTGTTGTCCACTTTTGTAAATGTTCAGGCAGTTTCTTATATGCTTTATTGGCTTCGTCTTTTAGCTTATAGTCAGTTTTGTTGTTAAGACTTTGTCTTAAGTCTTGTCTGAGTTCTTTAACTTTAGCCAAATACTCTTGTTTTGGAAGTGTATTTTTTAGCTTAAGTGAGTTAATGTGAATTGACCAATATGGTGTTCCGGTTTTCATAGTTTAGTTCCTTTGTAGTTAAGAATTTTAGTGTGCTTACCTAAGTAAACAATTACATTATACCATACTTTTAGTAAAGTAAACACTTACACTAATTTATTTCCTCCCTTTCTTTTACTTTTTGTGAATAGTCTCTTACTGCATTCATAAGAGCCTGCTGAGTTTTGTCTTTACTGTTAATGGCTGACACAATGGCTTCATCAATCGTGTCTCTAGCAATAATTTGATGAACCACAATGTTATTCCTTTGACCTTGGCGCCAAAGCCTACGTATAAACTGATCATAGACTTCTAATGACCATGTATTGCTAAACCAGATTACAGCATGTCCGCTACCTTGCAGGTTCAACCCATGACCTGCCGACTGTGGATGTGCAAATAAAACTGGTATGTCACCGGCATTCCATTTGTCAATTACTTTCTGCATCTCTTTTGGGTTTATGCCAGAACCGATATAAGGTGCACTTGGCAAATACTTCTGTAACCGCTTTAGATCATGGTTAAAGTGATACCCCACAATGCAAGGCTTACCGTTTAACCCTTCTATCAGCTCATCAAGAGCATCGATCTTTGCAGTATGAATAATTTTGTATTCATGGTCAGTGTCATCTAGATAAATTGCACCGTTGGCAATTTGTTGGCATTTACCGACAGCTACTGCAGCATTAGTAGCCGATACTTGGTCATTATCTAATTCAATAAGTAGCTGGCTTTCAAGTTCTTTGTAAAGCTTCTTTGATGCTTCAGGTAAGTCTACATAAACCCGATTAAGCAGCAATTCTGGCATATTCAGATAATCTTCTGCCTTCATACGGAGGACTTTGTCACCTAGTAAGTCATAGATTTTGTCAGCTGAATCAGGCTTTAATGCCCATGTGTAACCGCCATAGCCAGTCTGATAGAAGTAGTTTGTTCTAAAGTGTGTAATGAACCGACCAAATGTGGCACCACGATCAATTACTAACTGTGGACCGAAGATGTCCATTAAGCTATTTGGTGCAGGTGAACCAGTTAACCCGAACCGGCGCTTAAACTTATCAAGAAATGGTGATAGGCACTTAAACCGCTCAGTTCGTGTGTTCCGTAAATAGCTAATCTCATCAACAACCAGCAAGTCATATGGAAATGGTTTACCTGCCAAAGACTTTGACAACCACTGCAGTCCTTCAAAGTTAATTACATGTATATCTGCCTTGTCTAACAAAGAACGATCCTTCGTAGGCCCATGCAATACACTGATCTTTATGTCAGCAAAGTTATCCCACTTCTTAATCTCTTCAGGCCATACGGCATATGCAGGTCTAAGTGGCGCCACGATCAATGCTTTCTTTATAGCACCTGCAGCCTTTAACACTTTAAACGTTTCCAGTGTAATACTGGTCTTACCTAACCCAGGGTCTAGCCATAACTGACCAGAACCATGTTCAACTAAAAACTTTACAGCTTTCTTCTGATATTCATGCGGTTCCCAGTACACGGTCAATCCCTTCTTTAGAATCTATGACATAAACTTTATGACCAAGCTTATCTAGATCGTTGTGAACCTTGGCTTGTAATGCTGACACCTTACCGCCCGGACGTTTTAGTTCTACCCACAGTACTTCACCGTTTTCTAATGGCACAATACGATCAGGCCAACCTCTTGCAAACTTCACATGCAGCTTTAATGACAATAGCTTATGCTTCTTACACTGAGCTGTGAAATATTTTTCAAGATCACGTTCAAGTATAACTTTAGTTACCATTTACAAGGCCCGCCATTGCTTTTACGATAATGGCAGAACTTACACAAGCCTGATGGATTAGGCGCAAAGATTGCATCTTTACGGATTGTTTCCAGTCTGCCTGTGATTAATGTTTTCATGTCTTCCAACTGATCACGAGTAAGCGGGTTGTATGTGGTTGTTTTCTTTAGATCAAGAAACTCAATCACCAAGTTCACTTTCTTAATGTGTGGTTTAACTGCCAATATAACAGCAGCATATACAGTCACTTGGTCACTGTAATCTCTGTCTTTACCTGTCTTAAAGTCCAACACAGTGGCTTCATCACCTTGCTCTATGTACAAGTCAATGATGCCTCTAAGCATTGCTGCTGGCGCTGTGTAATCAACTGGTTTCCATGCATGATCCACAGCAAATTTAAGCTCTGATGCAGCCTTAAGCTTAATCCAACCTTCCAGTTTATCAGCTAGATGTATAACAGGCTCAGACAATAGCATTAAACTGCCGGTCAGTATGTTTTCTATTTCAGTATGAATAGATGTTCCTCGTTCAGCAGCTGGACCAGAAGGTTCAGGCAATCGATCTATTCGATTAAACTTATATCTGCTAGGACATTGCTCATAAAGCTTAACCGCCGAGTAAGAAAATGCCATTACTTCACCTCTGAGAAATTGTTACCGACTTTTGCTTCGGCGATTAAAGGAACATCCAATGTAAAAGCATGAATCATGCATTGTGCAAGTTTATCAGCTTCACGTTGAACAACATCGGCCTTGACAGAAATAATCAACTCATCATGCAGTGACAATAGCAACCTGCCATCTTGTGCCACATTCCAATAGTCGATCATTGCCTGCTTGGCCATATCAGCACCACTGCCTTGAATCAGTGTATTCAGTGACTTAAAGCCAAAGTTCATTAGCTTGCCATTGATCATCTTAGGTGGCTCACCTTTCACCAATCTGCCACCAATGGTAGAGAATGGTGACCTAAGCTTATACCTAGTCATCAGATCATTGTTGACATTGTCTAAGCCTGGCGCCACCTCAGACTTGTACAAGTCAATCAACTGTTTGGCCTCATTGTAAGGAATACCTAGCATTTCACTGATCTTCTTGGGGCCTGCACCATACAAAATGCCAAATGACATTGTCTTTGCATAGTCACGAATGATCGGCCTACCGGCTTTTTCAGACATTAGGTTAGCTGCAAATGTGTGTAAGTCAGCATTTGGATCTTGTCTGTACTGTTCAGCTAACTTACCGTCCTCAAAGTGTGCAAACAATCTAAGCTCTTGTGCTTGAAAGTCCGCGGCCGCCATCAGATGGCCTTCATCTGGTAAGATAAATTCACGGACCTTTGGTATTACCAGCCTTTGTAACTCAACAGGCAGAGGGGTTTTAGGTCCTCGTGTTGGCATGGTCTGTAGTGTAGGTTTAGCCGACAGTCTACCTGTACGTGTGCCACCGATTTCGCCTCTTACAGTGTTCCATTCAGTATAGATGCGGCCTGTAGTTGCAGACTGTTCTAACCATGGCTCAATATATGTACCTGTCAGTTTTACAAGCACATCTCGGTGTCGTAGAACCGACGATAATTCACTATCGGTGACCATCACCTTTAATGTGTCTTTGTCTGACAAGGGCGTACCTTTGTCGCTCATTGGCCAAGATTTTGTGTTGTCATACACGCCTTTTTGCATGATGGCAGTCACAAGTTGTTGTCCTGAATTGTAGTTAATATCATCTACAATAAAGTACTTAGCAAGCCAGATTTCACACATGGCGATATCAGCCTTAGCCTTTTCAAGACATGCCTTCATACCCTCTGTGTCAACACGAATGCCAAGCTTACTGTTCTCTAGTAACACAGGCATCAATTGCATTTCACGTAAGTAAGCCACCGGCATAGTGTCACGTACTTCTTGTGTGAAGTCATATAACCCTGCAGTCAGCCGTACATCGGCCTCGGCATACTTACCTACAAGATCAGCTGGTCCACGTGCAATAAATGCACCTGCTTGCTTTGGCTTTTTACGAACAGCTTCTATGTTCATAGTCAGCCATTCAAACAGCTCATCACGTTCTTCAGGCTGCACATTTAGCCATTCCTTACATAACTCTTTTAGCGACAAGCTTCTTACATATGGGTCATGTAAAAAAGCAAGCACTAAAGTGTCATGTGTACGCTCAGCAGGCAAAAACGGCAAGTCAAATTTTTCATAGATAATCGACAGATCGAACATAGCATTATGAAAGCATACTGATCGATTTGATGCCCATATGTCTAAGAGCAATTGCCGGACCGTATTAAAGTCCGTGTTGTTGTTTGTGTCATGTGCAAATGAGTAATAACCAGATTTAACCTGCCCAGTCCTGTCAAGTACCGCCAAGCCAACAGGCTTAGGAGGGTACTGTTCAGGACGTGGGCCGATAGCTTCCGACTCAAAGTCTAAGAAGATAGGATCGCTCATGCCGACCTATAGTGATTCCAAATATTCATGCGCAAGT